AATGGTACATAAGGTGGCAGAAGAAACACGCAAGAAGGTCAGCGGCAACAATCCGAGTCTTCTTTCCTATTTCATGGCGGATGCCGTTTCTGAAACATTCAATGTTTCCCACGAGGCGGCTTTATACAGATTAAAGTCCTTGGGGCTTGTTGGAGCAGATGTACAGTATCAAGGCTCCGCAGTATTCGATTTTCTTGATTTGATGGAATGAGAGGGGGAACCACTGTGCCGATGGAAAATATAAACAAATTAATAGATAGCGCAATATCGGCTGTATGTGGTGCCCCAGAGGAGCTGGATACACAGCCATTTGATTTGAACGAGCTTCGTCATTGTATCATGATGGAGTTAATTAAAGACGCCTACTATGAGTCTGAACCGAAGGCATCCTTAAGATCCTATGTAGATGCTACCAGTAAGGACTCTGACGATATACGAATGAGAAATTCACGTCTGCTGAAATACGCCCAATATTATCGTACTCAGCAGTATAACTTTATTGCAGACAACTATGGGATAGAGGTGCCCGAATTACTTCCAGATGACATGGAGGCTATTGAAAAGAAACTGGAGGGACATAAATTGACCCGTATGCAGTTTTTTGAACTGCAACAAATGGCGGATATTCCAGTGTTAAAGGCAATAAAGAACAAACGCATCTGTAGCACCAAAAAAATAACGAATGAGCAATTTCGGAAATGGATGGCTGATTACGATGCTTTTGTACAGACACTGGTGGACAAGCTGAATAAAGACGAAGACACTCTTTTTTCTACGATTGCCCTATACACGCTTGAATGGAAGTATGATATTGAGCTATTCTATGCTTGTGCTGTCGAGGCAGAGAAATATCCGTATGATGAATCTACTGTTCAAAAAGTATTTTTCCTCTGCGGTCAGCTCGGAATTTTGATTCCGCCGACTTTCACACGAAGGCTACAGACAGAAAGTCGTTTTATAAAGAATCGTCTTTCATTGGTTCCATATATTTTTGATGGTTCCGATTGGAATCCGATTGATGGAAAAATCCAGGCGTACCTATTGCTCAAGTACGCAGTAAAAAAATGTTATGAATTTGAGGGAAGGTCAATCCTGCAAATCATTCTGGAAACAACAACCCCAGATGACTGGACAAATTATATCAAAGAGAACTATGATCTTCGTCCCATATACGTTAAAAAGAAATGGACTAATAAACGAATTCGTTATGCACGGATTTTATTTGATAAATTGCAACAAGATATTGAGCCACCTAAATTATAAAAATCCCGTTTTCCGTTCTTAAACGGAGTGCCGGAACTCTGGTACTATAATATCAGCGAAAGGCAATCGGGCTCACATGAAAAAAGTTATGCGGGTTGCACCACGCACCCGCATATATTTTTAAATTCAGTGTAAGCAAGTTAGCTAACAAACTTACGAAAGGAGTGATCCGTATGGACGCAGTGAGAGATGCCGCTGGGAAACTGGTGTGCATGGTCGATACAGAGGATAAAGCCGTGGAAATCGTGCGGAATGGCATGAGGACAACCATCCAGTTTATGCCGGATGGCACGGTGGCAACGACTTCGGAAAAAGTGATTAAAACAGCATAGCCATCCACAGAGCTGCGAGACGGCCAGGATGAATACCCAGTTTTGGGTGTTCCCTGGCCGTCTTTTTTGTTCCAAAACTTTTTCGCAAAACTTTTTTAAAGCGGAAATTAGGCTTCCGCTTTAACTTCTATCATTTGAATCACAGAACGGACGAAGGGAGGTGAGCAAGTGATGACTGCAACAGAACGGCGAGAAGCCATTTTAGATGTACTGAGCCAGCGGAGACATGACCAGGTCAAGAACCTGGCAGAAGAGTTCGGCGTGACCGAGCGTACCATCCGCACGGATCTCGAAGTCCTCGCTTGCTCATATCCGATTGAAACTGTTCGAGGTCGTTACGGCGGCGGAGTCAAGGTTGCGGATTGGTACCACCGTGACCGCAAGACACTTTCGCCGGAGCAGGTGGACTTGCTTAAGCGTTTGGCTCCTGGACTTGCAGGACAAGACCTTGCGACTTTGAACAGTATCATCAACACCTTCGGCCCGTGCTGCTAACTATTAACCACGGGATACACCCCCGAATGAAATGAAAGGCATGGTGAATTTTATGGAAAAAGTATTTGTTTGTTCCCCGATGAAAGGCGATGTGGAGAAGAATCTCAAGCTCGCCAAGTTTGCGGCTCGTGTGCTGATCGGTAGCGGCTACATCCCGATTGCTCCGCATCTCTACTTCCCGCAGTTTCTTGATGACAATGACCAGTACGAACGTATCAAGGGCATCAAGATGGGCGTGGAGCTGATGAAGGAATGCGACAGGATGTGGATCATCGGCACTAGCATCACCAACGGCATGGAGTACGAAATCAACGAGGCAAAGAAGGCCAAGGTGCCTGCTCTCCTTTATGATGAGAAGCTCCGTCAGATTGATCCGGCAACCATTCTCCTGGATGACCGTCTGGATGCTGATTACCGCCGCATCGTGAAGGGTCTCTTGTTTTACCGCTATTAAGGAAAGGATGAAAACGCTATGAATGAAGTATTTTTGACCATCGCAGATGGTTTTGAAAAGCTGGCGGCTGGCTATCGTGCTTTGGCACAGGCTGAAGCTCCGGCAGCAGTCACCGCAGATATGCCTGCTAAGGCAGAAGCAACGGACAAGCCTGTTCCTACGGCAGAAGCCGAGGAAAAGAAGATCACCATCGAGGAAGTTCGTGCTGTGCTGGCGGCAAAGTCCCAGGACGGCAAGCGTAAGGAAGTCAAAGATCTTCTGCTGAAGTATGACTCCGGCAAGCTGTCTGGGGTCAAGTCGGAGGACTACCCGGCATTGCTGGCAGATGCGGAGGCCCTCTAATGGGGGCCCACGCACGGAACTCACCTTCGGCTCTGCATCGTACCTTGAACTGTACCCCTTCCCTGGTGCTGGGAGAGCAGTTTGCCGATGAGGAGAGTCCCTATGCCGCAGAAGGCTCTGCCGGACACGCTCTGGCAGAACACCTCATTAAGAAGCACCTGAAACTTCGCACAAAACGCCCGGTGTCGGACTACTATTCGGATGACCTGTTGGAAGCCGTGGATGATTATGTTTCCTTTGTCATCGGTGAAATCGAGGATGCCAAGCGTGAGTGCAAACAACCTGTTTTTGCAGTGGAGCAGCGTGTCGATATTTCCGACTATGCTACCGACTGCTTCGGCACGGCTGATATGGTCATCGTTACGGATAAGGTCGTTCACATTATTGACCTTAAGCTGGGGCGGGGCGTGGAAGTCAGTGCCGTGGAAAATCCCCAATTGATGGCCTATGGACTCGGAGTGCTGGCAATGGCCGAGATGCTCTACGATGTGGAAACCGTCCGGCTCACGATTTACCAGCCCCGTATCAACAACTACAGTTCCTGGGACATCATCCCCGCTGACCTCAAAAAGTGGGGCGAGGAAATTCTGAAGCCCCGTTCCGCTATGGCGATGACGGGAGCCGGAGAGTTCCACGCCGGAAGCTGGTGCCGGTTCTGTAAGGCAAGAAACCAGTGCCGTGCCAGAGCCGAGGAGTTCTTGAAACTGGCACAGATGGAGTTTCGCCAGCCAGCCCTTCTGACCGATGCGGAAATCGCAGAGGTTCTGAAGGTATCAGACGAACTGGCAAAATGGTCGGCTGATGTTTATGCCTATGCCCAGGATCAGGCCATCGTCCACGGAAAACAGTGGACAGGCTACAAGCTGGTGGAGGGTCGGAGCAACCGTAAGTATTCCAGTGATGCCGAGGTGGAGCAAGCTGCTAAAGCCGCTGGGTACACCGACATCTACAAGCAGTCCCTTATCGGCGTTACCGAGATGGAGCGTCTGATGGGCAAAAAGGAATTTGCCCGTGTCCTTGGTCAGTATGTGTACAAACCCCAGGGCAAAATCACCCTCGTGCCGGATTCCGACAAGAGAGAAGCAATCACACAATCAACCGCTGCGGCGGATTTTCAGGAGGATTAAACCATGAACAATCAGAACAACACCAAAGTTATCGTACCTTGCCGTTTTTCTTATCTGCACTGCTGGGAGCCGGACTCCGTGAATGGCGGCGATCCGAAGTATAGCGTATCTGCTATCATCCCGAAGAGCGACACCAAGACCGTCAATGCAATTAAGGCGGCTATCGAACAGGCCAAGAAGGACTCCGTTTCTAAGTGGGGCGGTAAGGTTCCGACCAACCTCAAGCTCCCTCTGCGTGACGGTGATATCGACCGCCCGGATGACGAAGCCTATGCTGGCTGTTACTTCTTCAATGCCAACAGCCGCCAGGCTCCGCAGGTCGTGGACAGCAAAGTTCAGCCTATCCTCGACCAGTCCGAGGTTTACTCCGGCTGCTACGGCAAGATCAGCGTAACCTTCTATGGTTACAACAGCAATGGCAACCGTGGCATCGCCGCTGGTCTGGGCAACATCCAGAAGCTGAAGGATGGCGAGAGCCTGGGCGGTCGCACCTCTGCTGCCGATGACTTCCAGACTGAGGATGATGAGGACTTCCTGTCCTAATCTTCCGGGGAGGACGGTTCGCCGTTCTCCCCATACATATTGAATCCGTCTGTGCTGACGGAACATAGCTTTTCGAGAGGAGTGGTTACATGAGCCTGTTGGCTATCGATATTGAAACTTATTCAGATGTAGACCTGCAGAAGTGCGGTGTCTACGCATACAGCGACAGCCCCAATTTTGAAATTCTGCTGTTCGCCTACGCCTTCGATGAGGAAGAAACACAAATCGTGGATCTGGCCTGCGGAGAGAAACTGCCGCAGCGTGTGTTAGATGCCCTGGAAGATGAGGGCATCGTGAAAACTGCATTCAACGCCGCTTTTGAACGGACGTGTATTTCCAAGTACCTGGGACACCGCCTTTCCCCCACGGCATGGCAGTGTACCGCAGTCCAGTCCGCAATGCTGGCTCTGCCCCTTTCACTGGATGGTGTCGGTGAGGTGCTGAACATACAGCGGAAAAAGCTGAAAGAGGGCGTTGACCTGGTTCGGTTCTTTTCCATGCCGTGTAAGCCCACCAAGGTGAACGGCGGCAGAACCAGGAACCGCCCAGAGGACGAGCCGGAGAAATGGATACGGTTCAAAACATATTGCATCAGGGATGTGGATGCAGAGCGTGAGATCAGATATAAGTTGCGGAACCATCCTATTCCTGCACAGGAGATGAAGTTCTACCAGATGGACCAGGAGATCAATGACCGTGGCATTCTGGTAGACCAGAAGCTGGCGGCAAATGCTGTCCTCTGCGACAACCAGTACAAGGATGCGGTGACCGCCAGAGCCTATGAGCTGACTGGCCTTTCCAACCCCAACTCCCCGGTTCAGATCAAAGGCTGGCTGGCGGAGCATGGCATGGAAGCAGAAAAGCTGGACAAGAAAGCGGTCAAAGCCCTCATCGACACCTCAGATGGTGAAGTGCTGGAGGTGCTGAAGCTCCGGCTTTTGATGGCTAAGACCTCCGTGAAGAAATACGAAGCCATCGAGCGTTCGGTCTGCTCTGATGGTCGAGTCCACGGACTGCTCCAATTCTATGGTGCGAACCGCACGGGCAGATGGGCTGGCAGACTGGTGCAAGTCCAGAACCTTCCCCAGAACCATATCGAAGATCTGGAGCTTGCCCGTGACCTTATTAAAAATCAGCAATTCGACCTGGTTGATTTGCTGTATGATTCCACCCCTGGGGTGCTTTCGGAGCTGATCCGTACCGCCTTCATTCCGAAACCGGGCTGTCGGTTCATTGTGGCTGACTTTTCCGCAATCGAAGCCAGAGTGCTTGCCTGGTTCTCTGGGGAGCAGTGGCGTATCGATACCTTTGAACAGGGCGGCGATATTTACTGTGCGTCTGCCACGCAGATGTTCGGTGTCCCCGTGGTCAAGCATGGCGTGAACGGTCACCTCCGGCAGAAGGGCAAGATTGCAGAACTGGCTCTTGGTTACGGTGGTTCCGTTGGAGCATTGACCTCGATGGGAGCTTTGGAGATGGGCATGGAAGAGGAAGAACTCCAGCCGCTGGTCAATCAGTGGCGAAGCTCCAATCCTCATATCACAAAATTCTGGTGGGATGTGGATGCGGCAGCAGTGAAGGCTGTTCGGGAAAAGACATCCGTTTCCTATGGAAATCTGTGTTTTTCCTATCGTTCCGGCATTCTGTTCGTTACTTTACCGTCCGGCAGAAACCTTTCCTACATCAAGCCCCGCATGACCATGAACCGCTTCGGTCGGGAAAGCCTTTCCTATGAAGGTGTTGGTGAGAGCAAGAAGTGGATGCGGATCGAAACTTATGGCCCAAAGCTGGTCGAGAACATCGTCCAGGCCACAGCCCGTGATCTGCTGGCTCTTGCCATGCTCCGGCTGCGTGATGCCGGATTTGAAATCGTGATGCACATCCACGATGAAGCTGTGCTTGAAGTGCCGGAGGGTGTTTCGAGTGTGGACGAGGTCTGCCAGATGATGGCGCTTGCCCCAGACTGGGCGGCTGGTCTGCCCCTTCGTGCAGACGGCTATGAATGTGCATTTTACAAAAAAGACTAAGGAGGTACTGCTCATGGGAATCAGCAGGAATAACGGAGAGGGTTATCCCGATCCTACGGCACACATCGCAGTCCGCAATGTGGAAGCCGATGCAAAGAAACTGAAAATCAATTATCCGACTGGGTACATCGAACTGAATCTGGAGCGTTTCTTCCCTTGCCCCCAGACAAAGGCGAAGAAGGTGTTCCGGCTCATCCATCGCTATTGCACCCAGGCGGATAAGAACCGCTTGCTGGAGTTCATGACCCGCCGGGTCGCTTACTATGACAGCCGTGAAGCAAATTCTATGAAAAAGGCGGCATCTGTCGAACACGCCTACGAGTACAAATATCACATTGCCCAGGCGAAGGAAGCTGCCCGCCAGCGCGAGATGCTCCAGCGGAATATCGATAACTTCAAGGAGGGATTGGAATGAGGATCAGTACAGGTAATTCCCGTATGGATAAAAAATGGAATCTGGTCGATATGGAACTTTCCGAGTTCCGTGACCGTATTTCCACGACCCATCGTACTGCCGAAACGGTCGAGCAGTACCGCAAACTCAGCAAGGCAAAGCAGGATGACATCAAGGACGTGGGCGGTTTCGTCCTCGGCGCCCTCAAAGGCGGACGCCGCAAGAAGGACTGTGTGCTGACCCGTTCTGGTCTTTCGCTGGACATGGACTACGCTACCCCAGACATCATCGACCAGATCGAGATGTTCTTTTCCTTCCATTGCTTTTTCTACAGTACCCATAAGCACACGCCGGAAAAACCTCGTCTGCGCGTGGTCATTCCTCTGTCCCGCGAGGTGACTCCAGATGAATACTGTGCGGTAGCCAGAAAGGTTGCAGAGGACATCGGCATCGAGCTGTTCGATGACACGACCTATGAGCCGAGCCGTTTGATGTACTGGCCCAGCACTTCCTCAGATGGCGAGTTCATCTTCCACGAGATGGAGGGCGAACTGTTGGACCCAGACAAGATCCTGGCTCGATACACGGATTGGCATAACTCTGCAGAGTGGCCGGTATCCAAGCGGCAGCAGAGCATCGTTCAGCGTGACATCAAAAAGCAGGCAGATCCGCTTGCCAAGCCCGGAACGGTCGGAGCATTCTGCCGGACTTATTCCATCCAGGATGCCATCGAAACCTTCCTCCCCGATGTCTATAAGCACAGTGCCATGCCGGGGCGTTTCGATTATATTCCTGCAGACTCCCAGGCGGGTGTTGTGGTGTATGAGGACAAGTTCGCATACAGCCATCATGCTACCGATCCCGCTTGCGGTCGGCTGATGAACGCCTTTGATGTAGTGCGTATCCATAAGTTCGGCTCACTGGATGCCAAGGCCGACCCAGACGCAGATCCCGCCAAGTTGCCGTCCTTTAAGGCAATGCAGGAATTTGCCGTGCAGGATGATAAGGTCAAGATCCAGCTTGCCAAGGAGCGTGTACATCTCGCCCAGGCTGAGTTCGAGGAAGAAGTCACTGATGAGGACTGGCAGACCCTTCTGGAACTGGACAAGCAGGGCAAGGTCAAAGATACCCTGAACAATATTGCTACCATCGTGCGGCACGACCCAAATCTGAAATCCATCGTGTTTAACGAGTTCAAGAGCAGTATTGATGTGATCGGTGATATTCCCTGGACACAGGTAAAACCGGGCTGGGCGGATGCAGATGTGGCAAATGCCAAGCTGTACTTTGAGAAGGTCTATGGCATCTGGTCACCGACCAAATTCAAAGATGCTCTGCTGGCAGTGGTGTCTGCAGAACGGCAGTATCACCCCATCAAGGATTACTTCGCCACCCTCCAGTGGGATGGCGTGGAGCGTTTGGACACCTTGCTCATCGACTACCTCGGTGCGGATGATGCGCCGTATGTCCGTGCGGTCACCAGAAAGACCCTCACAGCAGCAGTTGCCCGTGTGTATGAGCCGGGTGTGAAGTTCGACTCGATCCTCGTACTGAACGGCCCCCAGGGTGTGGGCAAGTCTACCTTCTTCGCCCTGCTGGGTCGGCAGTGGTATTCCGACAGCCTTTCCATCTCTGATATGAAGGACAAGACTGCAGCGGAGAAATTACAAGGCTACTGGATTCTGGAACTGGGTGAGCTGGCCGGTATCAAAAAGGTCGATGTGGAAACAGTGAAATCCTTTGTCACCCGGACGGACGATAAGTTCCGCCAGTCGTATGGCATTGTAGTCGAAAGCCATCCACGCACCTGCATCATCGTAGGAAGCACCAACTCCGAGGGCGGTTTTCTTCGTGACATCACAGGTAACCGCCGCTTCTGGCCTGTCCATGTGACTGGCAAAGGCGCACACCATCCGTGGGAGATGACTGATATCGACCAGATCTGGGCTGAAGCTATCGAGCGTTACCACCAGGGCGAGGAGCTGTTCCTTTCCGGCAGTGTGGCTGCGGAAGCCTATGCCCGTCAGCAGGATGCAATGGAGTCCGATGACCGTGAAGGCATTGTGGCAGACTACCTCGACACCCTTTTGCCGGATGGCTGGGACAAGATGGATCTGTATCAACGTAGGAGCTTCCTCGGCGGTAGCGAATTTGGCGGTGATCCGGCTTCAGGTACTGTACGCCGTGAGCGTGTCTGCATCATGGAAATCTGGTGCGAATGCTTTGGCAAGGAACGCCAGAATCTGAAACGGACAGAGTCCTATGAGGTGGAGTCTATCCTGAACAAGATCCCCGGCTGGAAACGGTACGAGGGAAATGCCTCCGGCAAGATGCGTATCCCCGGTTATGGTGTGCAGAAAGCCTTCGTCCGTGTTGCCGAGGAGAAACACGGAAACCCATGATGTGTTTCTGGATGATTCCTACACGGTAGTCAGAAACACAGTGCGGAAACAGGGAAATTGCCACAGCGGTCAGCGAAAAAGCGTGGTTGTTTCCCATGTTTCCTAAAAAGCTCCCTATTGAGAGTGTGTGGATATAAAAAAAGAAAGAAACAGGTGTGTGTATGTACCTGTACGCGCGTAAGAGTTTTTTGCTATCTGGAAACGGCAAAAGGAAACAGGAAAGGAGATGGTCTTTTGCGTGAGAGTTATGTAGAGAGCAAGCTAACCACGGAGGTAAAAAAGCGTGGTGGGCTGGCAGTCAAATTTGTTTCGCCGGGGTTGGATGGGGTGCCTGACCGTCTGGTTCTGTTCCCTGGTGGTAGGTTGGCATTCGTGGAAATGAAAGCACCCGGAAAGAAGATGCGTCCGTTGCAGGTCAAGAGAGCCGAACAGCTCCGGGCATTGGGATTTTCCGTTTACTGTGTTGATAGACCAGAAATGATTGGAGGTGTTCTGGATGAAATACAAACCGCATAACTACCAGCAGTTCGCCACGGACTTCATTCTGAATCAGAGCATCTGCTGCCTGATGCTAGATATGGGTCTTGGAAAAACGGTCATCACCCTTACGGCTCTGTGGCAGTTAGCACTGGACAGCTTCGATGTGAGCAGAGTTCTGGTGATTGCACCGAAGCGAGTAGCTGAAGACACATGGCCAAAGGAACTGGCAAAATGGGAACACCTCACCGGCCTTACCTCCTCCCTGGTCCTGGGTTCTGCAGCAGAACGGAAAGCCGCCCTGCAGAGGAAAGCATTTCTGTATATCATCAACCGTGAAAATGTGGCATGGCTGGTGAAGAACCACTACTGGGATTTCGACATGGTCGTGATCGATGAGCTGTCGAGCTTCAAGTCCAATAAGGCTGAACGGTTCAAGGCTATGAAGAAGGTTCGTCCGATGGTCACCCGCATCGTTGGTCTGACAGGCACACCGGCTCCGAACACACTGCTGGATCTGTGGCCCCAGATGTATCTGATGGATATGGGACAGCGGCTCGGTCGGTTCATCGGGGGGTTCCGTGATCGGTTCTTCCTGCCGGATAAGCGAAACCGGGAGATCATCTACAGCTACAAACCCCGTGAAGGTGCAGAAGATGCAATCTATGCTTTGATTTCAGATATCTGTATTTCTATGAAAGCTGCAGATTATCTGGATATGCCGGAGCGGATCGATAACCGCATCGAGGTTTCCATGAGTCCGAAGGAACGGAAGCTGTACGATGACTTCCAGAAAGATATGGTTCTTTCCATCGATGATGAGGAACTGGATGCCGCCAATGCCGCAGCCCTTTCAAACAAGCTACTCCAGATGGCAAATGGTGCGGTGTATGGAGAGGACAAAAAAGTAATTCCCATTCATGACAGAAAGCTGGATGCCCTAGAAGATTTGGTCGAAGCGGCAAATGGCAAGCCCCTTCTGGTGGCGTACTGGTATAAGCACGATCTCCAGCGTATCAAGGCTCGGTTCAAAAATGCCCGGTGTATCGATACGGCAAAGGACATCGATGACTGGAATGCCGGAAAGATCCCACTTGCACTAATCCACCCGGCATCTGCGGGTCATGGTCTGAATCTGCAGGATGGCGGTTGCACCATCGTCTGGTTCGGACTTACCTGGTCGCTGGAGCTGTACCAGCAGTTGAATGCAAGACTCTGGCGGCAGGGACAAAAACACACGGTGGTCATCCACCACATTGTCACGAAAGGCACTCATGACGAGGATGTCATGCGGGCTTTGGAAAATAAGGATACACGCCAGTCGGCTCTGATCGAGGCGGTTCGGGCGAGAATTGGAGGTTAGGAATGAGCGAAAGGATAGAACAGCTTATCCGTGATTACCCGAAAATGAAAACGGAGCAGCGTTGCCTGTTCCACCAGATTTCTGATTTTCGAGGTATCACGGAGCAAGAGATGATCGATACGATGTATTTCTCCCAGCCAGAGGGCGAACGGGTGCAGACCAGCGGCACTGCCAATAAGACCGCCAGCATTGCCCTGAACTACCGGGAACGGATGGAGCGTATCAACCAGGAATGGTATGAGCATCTGGAAAAGGAATATCTGGATCTGACGGAGGAGCTTCGCTTCTTTGAGAGTGCGGTCAAATCCGTCAGTGGGATGCCCGGAACAGTGCTTTCCGATTTGGTCTTTGGTCAGATGACCTGGGACAAGGTAGCGGAAAAGCATTATATCAGCCGGAGGTCGGTCGGCAACTACCGGGCAAAGGCTATCGTGGAACTGGAAAAAATGTATCAGCGTCATGACGATGAGGTCGTGGCGTATATGCTGAGTTAAGCGAGGTGGATTACGATGTGTAAGCGTGGAGATATTTATTTCGTGGATTTCGGTCAGAACATAGACACCTGTAAGCAGAGCGGTATCCGTCCGGCGGTCATCGTGAGCAACAACCGTGCAAATGAGCATTCCCCGGTCATCACGGTCGTTCCGCTGACCTCCAAGATTTATAAGAAAAGGATGCTTCCCACCCATGTCTACATCCCGCGAGGGTGTGGAACGGGTCTGCCGCAGAACAGTCTGGCTCTGGCCGAACAGGTGGAAACCATCGACAAAAAATATTTGCTGGAACGGCGAGGTGCCGTGAGCGATGATGTTGTTATGAACAAGCTGACAAAAGCCCTGCAAATCCAGATCGGGGCCGTGGAGCGATATAATTGAGGATGAGCAGTCACTGTATTGTGGCTGCTTTTTACTGTATTGAAGACTGCATGAAAATGTGCTATGATAAAATCGATAAATTGGGATTTAGAAGATGTGAATGAGTAGCATGAAGAAAACAAAAGAAGTTAATTTAAAAAAACTCCTTAGGCTGAAGAATACAGGCAGTATCTTTGTGATTGCGGGACTTTTGATGATTTTTGTAATAGCGTTGTACACATTTATTCTGCAAAGTTCTTACACTAAGACCGCCCTTGAAACAGAAATCACACGTGACACAGTGAGTGCAGATGCAGTACACAAACTTGTGGATGGAAGAATCGGCAAAGAAGATTTTGATCAAATCAAAGATCAATCTGATGAAAAGAAGCAATTATATAAGGATATTTCTTCATATTTCAATGAAATCAGAACACTGAATTCTACTCGATATATTTACACCGCTAAAAAAAATGAAGAAGGAAAACTCGTTTATGTGGTAGACGGTTTGGATCCGGATGCGGATGATGTAAGACACCCTGGAGATTATATTGAGGAAGAAATGGTTCCGTATATTGATAGGGCTATTTCTGGGGAGAATGTGTACTCTCAGGATATCATTGATACAACATGGGGCCCGATTTTTACGGCTTGCTATCCTGTAAGAGCAAATCATGATGGGACAGGAGAAATCATTGGCGCATTTTGCATTGAAATGGATATGCAATCAGCTTATGGAATGGTTGAAAAGACGAATCATATTTCCATCATCTGCGGTTTAGTCGCAGGAGCTGTATTGCTTTTAATTTGTCTATATACCTATTATGTTTACCAGAAAAGCAAGGCAGAAGAGCAAAAACAAAAACAATTATTAATGAACGCCGCTGAGGAAGCAGATGCTGCCAACAAAGCAAAATCTGCGTTTTTGCTTAATATTAGCCATGACATCAGAACGCCGATGAATGCCATTATTGGATTTACAAACATTGCGCTTCACCAGAACACGGTTTCAGATATTCATGATAGCTTGGAGAAAGTTCAAAAAAGTTCGAATCATCTTCTCTCTTTGTTGAATGACGTTCTGGATTTTAGTCGCATTGAAAGTGGAAAAGTTACTATTTTGCCCGAGCCAGTGGACATTACTCAATTGACAGATAACGTCCAGGCGATTATGAATGGACTTCTTTATAATCGAGATCTTAAGTTTGAAGTACATCGAGAAAGTCCAAAGAACCCATATGTCCTTGCGGATGTTGCGCGTATCCGAGAAGTTTTGGTGAATCTTCTTGGCAATGCTGTGAAATTCACAAAGGACGGCGGAAAGATTACTTTGGATATCAGCAGTTACCCAGGAGCGGATGAGAAACATATCATAACTCGTTATGTTGTTCGAGATAACGGTATTGGCATGAGCGAAGAGTTCCAGAAAAAATTATTCGATCCGTTTTCACAAGAAGATGATGCTAATGCCAGAACCCAATATAAGGGAACCGGTCTTGGTATGGCCATCACAAAAAAATATGTGGATATGATGGGTGGTTCAATTGCTGTTGAGAGCAAAAAAGGTGTAGGTTCTACATTCACAGTGGAAATCCCAATGGAGTTGACAGAACAGGTTATTCAATCAGAACAAAAACAACATCAGCATAGAGATTTGACGGGTATTCATGTTCTTATGGCTGAGGATAATGATTTAAATGCTGAACTTGCTACGATAGTGCTGGAAGATACTGGTATTACCGTAACACGCGCATCAGACGGAAAAGAAGTTGTGAATTTGTTTAAAAATCATCCACGAGGCACATACGATCTTATTTTGATGGATATTATGATGCCAAACATGGATGGACACCAAGCAGCAAAAGCCATTCGAGCCTTGGGTATAGAGCGGTCCGATGCAGTTACGATTCCAATTATAGCTTTGTCTGCAAATGCTTTTATAGATGATATTCAGGAATCCCTGAATTCAGGCATGAATGACCATATTTCCAAGCCGATTAACATGGAGGAATTAATCGATACTATCACTAAATACATTAAACACGATTAGGAAAACAAAGAAGTAAATGCTCTGCTGGAGAAGTTCGCAAACAGTGGCTGTTCCACGAGAGGGACAAAACAGGACATCGTTGATGAGGTATCGGATTCTTTACAGTAATTCCGATGAAAAGTTTGCACTGGTCTTGCACTGACTTTTCCATTTCCATATGATATTATTATACTTGCCAGAAAAGCAATGAGGGTCTACGGAGTTTTCCGTAGGCTCTTTTTTCTTGGCCGGATGCGTCTTTCATCCTTTCACGCATCCGTACATACGAAAGGAGGATTTTTCTATGATTTTTACGAGTGAGCAGGTTTCATGCGGACACCCAGATAAAATCTGCGACCAGATTTCGGATGCTATTGTTACCGCCTGCCTGTCCCATGACAGAAACAGCCGTGTGGCAGCAGAGTGCATGATTAAAGATTATGAGGTCATCATTGCCGGAGAGATCACTTCCAGCTATGAGCCGGACTATAAAGCTCTGGTCACAGAGGTACTTTCACGCATTGCTCTTTCTGATCCGGAAGAGTACCGTGTGACTGTGTATATCAGCAAGCAGAGCCCGGACATCGCTCTTGGTGTCGATGTTAATTCTGGTGCTGGTGACCAGGGTATGATGTTCGGCTATGCGACCGATGAAACCCCAGAGATGTTGCCGATCTCCTATGCGGTAGCGACACACGCTCTCGAGCTTCTGCGTGAGCTGAAATCTCCGTTGCTTTTGCCGGATGCGAAAGCACAGGTTTCCTATGATTATGACACAGGTCGCATTACCACATTTCTTATCAGCACCCAGCACCGGGAGGACACCAGCGTTATGGATATTCGTCCTCTGGTGCAAGCGGTCATGGAAACTGCCGCCCAGGACTACGATTTGAACACCGACTTCGAGAAACTGGTCAATCCGACCGGCCGTTTCGTGGTCGGTTCTTCTTTTGCAGATTCCGGGTTGACTGGTAGAAAGATTATCGCTGACACCTATGGTGGTATGTGCAGACACGGCGGTGGTGCGTTTTCCGGCAAAGACCCTACCAAGGTTGATAGAAGCGGAGCGTACATGGCAAGGAAGATCGCCAAGGACCTCGTCCGTTCTGGACAGGTGCGTAAGTGCGAGGTGCAACTGGCATACGCCATCGGCGTGGCTGAACCTGTGTCTGTGGCAGTCGATTGCTTTGGTACTGAGCGTGTATCCCTTGGTGAGATCAAGGACTGGATCAGAGCGAACTATGATCTGACCCCGGCAGGCATCATCAAGGAACTGGGCTTGCTGGATGTGGATTACAACCAGGTCAGTGCCTACGGACACTTCGGCAAGGCTGGTCTTCCCTGGGAGGAGTGACCATGCCGCATCGTCCGAACACACCATGCAAGCACCCCGGCTGTGCAAGGCTCGTTCCCTACGGTACGATGTACTGCGAGGAACACAAAGCCCTGCACCCTGAAACGACACGACCCGCTGGCAAGCGTGGGTACGGCAGCAGATGGCGGAGGGAGAGCAAAGCCTTCCTCCAAGCACACCCGTTGTGTGTCCGTTGCCTTGCCAGTGGTAAGTATGTTCGTGCCACGGTGGTTGACCATATTGTTCCCCATCGCGGTGACCAGAAACTGTTCTGGGATCGGAGCAATTGGCAACCGCTCTGCAAGCACTGCCATGATACCAAGACCATGACAGAAGATCGATACCAGGAGTTCCGCTACTGATTGCACACCACCCTTGCACCCCAGGGGCGGGTCAAATCTCTGTTATCGGGGTGCGGAAAGACCGGCGCCCCCTCAAGCGTGTAAAATCGCAGAATTTAATAGGGGGGATACCCCAGCACCCCCAGTACGGAACCGAAAATTTCATAAAAAATAGCGAAAGCATCGAGAACGCCTATCCTTTTCCGGCTGGGTGGTAGCGGTGCTTTTGCTGATTTGTTTGCTATTTGGCTGTAAAACCCTACTGGAAACAGTGGTTTTATGGCCTTTTTTTAACTCACTTTTTAGCGAAAGGATGTGAAGCAATGACTGAATTTCAGGCAAAACAGATCCGTGACCTGCGACTTCGCGGCACAGGCTACCGAGCCATTGCTTCGGTTGTCGGTCTTTCCCGTGACATTGTCCGCAACTACTGCAAGAGCCACGGGCTGGATGGTTTCGCTACGGAACTCACCCTCAATATGAAAGAGCAGATGGAAGCCGGAACAGCGTGTCAGTGCTGCGGTAAGGAAATCAAACAGCCTGCCACCGGCCGGAAGAGAAAATTCTGCTCAGATGAATGCAGAAGGAATTGGTGGGCGGCACATCAGGCTGACATCAACCGAAAGCCAACCGCCTACTACGAAAAGCAGTGCGCCTACTGCGGCAAAACATTTACTGCCTATGGCAACCGAAACAGAAAATATTGCTCCCATGCCTGTTATGTCCGTGACAGGTTCTGGAGAGAGGAAGATGGCAGAGAGCCGTATGAAAGCCCTGCCGTGACAGAGGAGGAAAACGCATGAGCATGGAATGGAAAACTCTGTCGGTGGATGCGCTCCGTCCGGCAGCTTACAATCCCCGCAAGAAACTCAAACCTGGCGATAAGGAATATGAGAAGATCAAGAACTCCATCCAGGAGTTTGGCTATGTGGAGCCTATCATCGTCAATTATGATATGACGGTCATCGGCGGTCACCAGCGTCTGACCGTTCTCAAGGATCTGGGTTATACCGAAGTCCAGTGTGTGATGGTTCAAATCGAGGACGAGAACAAGGTCAAGGCTCTGAACATCGCCCTCAATAAAATCACGGGTGCCTGGAACGAACAGCTTCTGGCTGACCTTATCGTGGATTTGCAGTCTGCGGATTTCAATACGGACTTCACTGGTTTTGAAGCCCCGGAAATCGAGCAGCTCTTTTCCAAGGTACACAACAAGGAAATCAAAGAGGACGATTTCGATGTGGATGCAGAGTTGCAGAAGCCTACGATGTCCATGGCCGGAGATATCTGGCTCCTTGGTCGGCATCGCTTGGTCTGCGGCGATTCCACTTTGCCGGAAACCTACACCACGCTGATGGAAGGCCGCCGGGCTAACCTGGTTCTGACGGACCCGCCCTACAATGTAAATGTGGAAGAAACCGCCGGGAAGATCAAGAACGACAATATGTCCGATGAGGATTTCTACAAATTCCTGTTCGCCATGTTTGTGAATGTGGAGCAGAACATGGAAACGGATGCAAGCATCTATGTGTTCCATGCGGACTCCAAGGGACTGATCTTCCGACAGGCGTTCCACGATGCCGGGTTCTATCTGTCCGGCTGCTGTATCTGGAAAAAGAACGCCCTGGTTCTTGGTCGTTCTCCGTATCAGTGGCAGCACGAGCCGTGCCTGTTTGGTTGGAAGCTCGGCGGCAAGCACCAGTGGTATGCCGACCGCAAGCAGACCACCATCTGGGAGTATGACCGTCCGAAATCTTCTAAGGAGCATCCGACCATGAAGCCTGTTGCTCTGATGGCGTACCCCATCCAGAACTCCAGCATGAGCAACTGCATCGTGCTTGACCCGTTCCTCGGTTCCGGCTCCACACTCATGGCCTGCGAGGAAACGAACCGCATCTGTTACGGCATCGAACTGGATGAGAAGTTTGTGGATGTCATCGTCAACCGCTATATCGAAGCGGTCGGCTCTTCGGACGGTGTGTTTGTGATTCGTGATGGTAACAAGCTGCCGTATGCGGAGGTGACTATCCATGAATAAGGATCTGACTCTTGGCAGTCTGTTTGATGGCTCTGGTGGGTTCCCGCTCGGCGGCTTGCTCTCCGGCATTACGCCGCTGTGGGCATCCGAGGTCGAGCCGTTCCCCATCCGGGTGACCACCAAACGCCTGCCCTTTATGAAACACTATGGTGATATCTCCGGCATGAACGGCGGTGAGATCGAGCCTGTCGATATTATCACCTTCGGCTCTCCCTGCACAGATATGTCCATTGCGGGCAAAAGAGCCGGACTGGATGGTAAGCAATCCAGCCTGTTTTACCAGGCAATTCGAATCGTAAAAGAAATGAGGTGTGCGACCAATGGAGGATATCCACGATTTATCGTGTGGGAGAATGTCCCAGGGGCTTTCTCCTCAAACAAAGGCGAGGACTTCAAAGCCGTCCTCGAAGCGGTCATCGGCGTTGTCTGTCCGGGAACCGAGGTGCCTATGCCTGAAACGAACCGATGGCCCTACGCCGACCTTTATATGGGAGAGGGATGGAGCCTTGCATACCGAACTCTCGATGCTCAATACTGGGGAGTCCCCCAGCGAAGACGCCGCATCTTCCTTGTCGCAGATCTTGCTGGCGGGTGTGCCGGAAAAGTATTATTTGAGTCCGAAGGCGTGTCAGGGTATTCTACGGAGAGCTTCCGTGCGTGGCAAAGAACTGCCAGAGGTGCTTCGCCTTGCTCTGGAGAGACAGGCGAACGCTGCAGAAACGGCATCGTCCTAAACGACCAGGGCGGCAACCGCATGGATGTGACCCATGAGGTCACCTGCACCCTCCGGGCTGAATCCCATCATCCGCCGCTGGTGTTCGAGAACCATTCACAGGACACACGGTATAAGGGACCACTGGAAACTGCGCAGACGGTTTCGGCCACCTATGGAATGGGTGGCAACAACCAGCCTTTTGTGGTGGAAACGCCCAAGACCCTCAAGATCCGCAGTGGTTGTGAGGGCGGTGGCAAAGGTGCGCTCATCCAGGAGGATAAGTCAGCGACCCTTTCCTGCAATAACGACCAGGCGGTGTTCGTTCCGAGAGCTTTCGGCATCTGTTCCGACCAGAGCAATTCCATGCTTTCGGATAATCCCCACAGCGGGATTTATGAAGCGGATACTTCTCGGACGCTGGATCGAGCTTGTGGCAATCCATCCTGCAACCAGGGTGGCATCGCCATCGTGGAAAGCTATGCCCTGCAGGGTTCCATGATCGGCAGAGCAGAAAAGAACGGTCCCCAGGGTGACGGCATCAATAAGGATGTTTCGTTTACTCTGAATACTGCAGACCGCCACGCTGTCTATGCCATGACCACAGGTTACTACGCCCAGGTCACCAAGGATACTTCCCCAACCTTGCTTTCCAGAGATTATAAGGATGCCCCAGTCGTGTCCGGCAGCGAGGATGAACCACCTGTGTTCTTCGTCCGCCGCCTGACTCCGACCGAGTGTGCCAGATTACAGGGCTTTGCGGACTGGTGGTGTTCCGACCTTGGAACGCCGGAGCCTACGGAGTCTGACATCGAAACCTGGACAGAAATCTGGGAAACGCATCGTAAGATCATGGGTAGCGGCACAAAACCGAAGACCCGAAACCAGATCATCAAATGGCTGAAAGCTCCCCATGCCGATTCCGCAGAGTATAAGATGTGGGGCAACGGCGTGGCTCTTCCCTGTGTGTTTTTCGTGCTTTCCGGCATCGCATGGGTGCTGAACGGCAACGAAAAATATAGATGATAAAGATCGCTCGATTTGCTTGACTTATATGCCCTTCAGAGTGATTAATGTACTACCAAAAGCAAAGGAGGCATACATTATGCGAATTGAAACAGTATCATCTGACAGAAAAGCAATGGCGAAAGCCATCGCAGAGTATTCCAGCAAGGAACTCCGCTACATGGGACCACCGAGCTTCGCTTATGCAGTAGGTCCCTACCTCATTGACCGGGACGGAGTCATCACTTCCGAAACGGAAGAGGAAAACGCCGAGTTCCGGGCATTTCTGGAGGAAAACGGCTTTGTAGAGCCGACCATCGAGTATTTGAACATCAACCTGCCCATCGAGGATATGGATGGTGTCCAGCTCAAGAATCTGGTATTCATGCTCCACAGCAAGCAGTACCTTCTGAACAAGGCAACTGGTCGGTCTGGTGTGGCGGTCAGCGAGGGGCTGGTGGCGGCTTTGCAGGACAATCCGCCAACCACCAAGGACGAGTTCCTAAGCCTTTTCTGGGCGAACCTGGGCGAAACCAGGGGCATCAGCTTTTCCGACACGGCGGTGATTCTTATCTTTCCGCTTTCCAATGAGCCGGAGCGTAGCAACGCCTACACCAACTTGGCGGCTGCGATGCTTGCCAAGGCCAAGGAAGCCAAGCGGGTCAATCCTGCCGAGCAGAAGCCGGAGAATGAAAAATACTATTTCCGCATCTGGCTCATCCAGCTTGGTCTGGGCGGCAAGGACAGCAAGGATACCCGCAAGGTCCTGATGGAGAAGCTGGTCGGTCATTCGGCTTTCCGTACCGATGAGGAAGCCGAGAAATTCAAGGCTGACCAGAAGGCAAAACGGGCGGCTGCGAAGGCGGCAAAGGCAGAGGTTGAAGAGGACTAAAACGCCATAATGTACACAATTTTCGCTCTGAATGATTGTGTACATTATGCCCCGTTATTAACTTGATAATATGTGCTTATAGAGCGAATATGTGACTACCGAAAGGGAAAACAAACACGCAAAGGACGGTACATATTATGAACGAAAAGACCAGAACCCAGATTGAAGAAATGAAAAAGCAGACCATCGGCGTTGAGGTGGAGATGTACAACATCACACGGGAGCAGGCTTGCAAGACCATCGCCACCTACTTCCACACCGAAGACACGGTTCGCTACCTTGGCGGAGTTTACAAGGCTTGGAGCTGCAAAGACAACCAGGGTCGCACATGGAAAATCACACGGGATTCCAGCATCCAGGCACAGCACGATGATGAGCGAACAGAGATGGGAACGCCGATTCTCCGCTACGATGACATCGAGGACTTGCAGGAAATCCTCCGCCAGCTCCGGCACAAGGGTGCAAAAAGCGACCCAGCCCATATGTGCGGAGTCCACATCCACATTGGATTGGATGACCACACGCCGAACAGCCTGCGGAATCTGGCAAACATCATGGCAAGCCATGAGAGCCTTCTGATTTCTGCCCTTCGGCTTGACCGCAACCGTATCAGCAACTACTGCCGGACGGTTGACCCGGATTTTCTTGGAAGGCTGAACCGTCGCAAGCCGAAGACTATGGAAGATTTGGCGGACATCTGGTACGCCAACAACCGCTACGAAAACCGAAACGCCCATTACAACCACAGCCGATACAGAATGCTGAATTACCACGCTTGTTTCACCCACGGTACCATCGAATTCCGATGCTTCCAATTTGCCAATGCGGATGGCAAGCGCAGGGGTGGGCTTCACGCCGGAGAGCTGAAAAGCTACATCCAGCTTTGCCTTGCACTGAGCCAGATGGCAAAGACGGTGAAGAGTGCAAGCCCAAAAGAGCCGCAGGTCGAGAATCCAAAATACGCCATGCGGACTTGGCTCCTCCGGCTGGGATTCATTGGCGAGGAATTTGCCACGGCGAGAGAAATTCTGACACGCAACCTGGACGGTGACACAGCTTTCCGTCACGGACGCGCCGCTTGAAGGACTTAGCCTCAGGCCCCCTTCTGACCGCTTCGGCGGTCTTAAGGTGGTAGGAGGGTAAGCCTTTCAGAAAGGATGGAAACGAAATGAGCAAATACTACTTAGCCTACGGCAGCAACCTGTCAGTAGCACAAATGGCCCAGCGTTGCCCCGATGCAGTCTATGTTGGAACGGCAGTGCTGACCGACTACCGGCTCCTGTTCAAAGGAAGCCAGAGTGGAAACTACCTCACGGTAGAGCCGAAAAAGGGATATACGGTTCCCTTGCTGGTCTGGAAGATCAGCGAACGGGATGAATCCTGGCTTGACCGCTACGAGGGGTATCCTGACTTCTATGAGAAAAAGACGATCACGGTCGAGATGCACTCCTTGGTTGATGGTGAGAAAATCGCCAAAGTCGATGCCCTCATTTATATCATGCAGGGCAAGCGCAAGCTGGGGTGTCCTCGGCAGCGTTACTTCGACACCTGCCTGGAAGGTTATCAGCGTTTCGGCTTTGATGACCGTATTCTCAAACAGGCAGTAGCAGACAGCGCCGATGCTTGGCAGGCAGACAAATTCATGAAGGGGGCGGATAGGTATGATGCGATTTATAACCGCTGAGCAGTTGGCAGACCTTCGCCACCGCTACCCTGTGGGATGCCGTGTCCGGCTTCTGGAAATGGACGATCAGCAGGCCCCACCCATCGGTACCTGCGGCACGGTGACCGGGGTCGATGACACCGGCTCCATCATGGTGGCTTGGGACAACGGCGGCAGACTGAATGTCCTGTATGGCATCGACCGCTGCCAGAAGATCTAAGGGTTACGGAGCCATAATATACACAGATTTCTGCTTGAATGTTTGTGTACATTATGGCTCCGATATTCCTGGATATATGTGTGTTTCAGAGGTAATATGCTACTACCGAAAGGGAAAAACACACAAAACGGAGGATACCACCATGAAGAACATTTTTGAAGAAATCTACCAGCAGGAAGCCGAGCTGAAAAAGCAGTATGATGCCGCCGATGATGCTGGCAAGGACAGCATCCGAACCGAACACAAAGCCCTTATGGAACGCATTGCCAGCCTTGGCGGTGCCGCACCTCGCATCTGGCGAGAGTACGACAAAGCCAGAGAGAATGGCAACGAACTTCTGGACATCAACGATGTGGTCTGGGACAAGGATGTGGAACTGCTGGTCACCACCCTGCAGAAGTACGGTATTGAGAAGTTCACCTTCTCCTCCGGCTGGAGCAGTGCGGTTGATACTGCATGGCTTTTCCAGCAGAACGGCTGCAAGCTGGAGGGGCTGGTTGAAATCAGCGGCAACATGGACTACCTCAAGGGAGAACATGAAAAGCTGCACGGCTACCTTTTCAGCGTAAACTAAGCTCATCAGCACCAAAGAGCCGACTGGCTCTTTTGGTCGTTATGGGTACGATCTACCCGATTTTTCCTGCTGATGTTTGTGTACTATATGATGCCGGATTCCCTGGATATATGTGTGTTTTAGAGTTAATATGCTACTACCGAAAGGGAAAACACCAAAAAAACGGAGGAACGCATTATGTGGAGCAAAGGAACGATTGGAGTACCCCAGAAGGACGGCAGCTACATTGCCTGCAAGTATTGGGTAAAGCACTACGAGGAAGGCAGCGAGTGGGGCATCGATGAGGGACGGATTTCCAAGCTGGAGATTCGCATCAACGGCAAGATTACCGCCAACTACGACAGGGGCTGGGATATCGAGCCGGAAGACGAAACCACCCAAACCGCCCTTGCAATCCTGCTGAAAGAGTACAACTAAACAGCAGAGAACAGCACCCGAAAGGGTCTGTTTCTCGTATACGGATATTTACAGGACTCTGAAATGGGTCTTTTTTTGTTGCCATTTTTGCGAAAGGAGGTGGAGCCGATGGCACAGAGAGGGAGAAAACCAAAGCCGACCGCACTGAAGGTGCTAGAGGGCAATCCTGGCGGCAGACCGCTCAATCCCAATGAGCCGAAGCCTGCGAAGAAAGCCCCTCGCTGCCCGTCCTGGCTGGAAGATGAAGCCAAGAAGGAATGGAAACGTATGGGCAAAACGCTGGAGCAGATGGGTCTGCTGACCGAAATGGATATGGCGGCGTTTGCCGGATACTGTCAGGCATACGCTCGTTGGAAGGAAGCAGAGGAATTCATCAGCCAGCACGGTACGATGGTGCGTACTCCCAACGGCTACCTCCAGCAAGTACCGCAGGTGTCCATCGCCCAGACAAATATGAAAATCATGCTGAAGTTCTGTGAGCAGTTTGGTCTGACACCCTCTGCCCGGAGCCGTATCGTTGGTGGTGAGGGTAATAACGATTCTACTGACGAGATGGAAGCTCTGCTGGGAGGTGATTCGTGATGGCGTTCAAATACACACCCTCCCCGTTCATGCTTCCGACTTCTCATTATGATAAGAAGAAAGCCGACCGAGCCGTGACCTTCATCCAGAACCTCTGCCATACCAAGGGCAAGTGGGCTGGACAGAAGTTCTTGCTCCTTCCCTGGCAGGAGCAGATCGTTCGGGATATTTTCGGTATTGTCCGTGCGGATGGCAAGCGGCAGTTTTTGACCGCCTATGTCGAAATCCCGAAGAAACAGGGCAAGTCCGAGCTGGCTGCGGCGATTGCCCTTTATCTGCTATATGCAGACGGTGAAGCAAGTGCCGAGGTCTACGGTGCTGCGTGTGACCGAAACCAGGCATCCATCGTTTTCGATGTAGCAAAGCAGATGGTTCAGATGTCCCCAGCACTGATGAAGCGGTCGAAGATCACCGCCGCCACCAAGCGTATCGTCAACTACAGCAACGCTGGATTTTACCAGGTGCTTTCTGCTGAAACAGGTACCAAGCATGGTCTGAATGTATCGGGTCTGGTATTTGATGAGATACACGCACAGCCGAACCGTAAACTATACGATGTCCTTACCAAAGGCTCCGGCGATGCCCGTGAGCAGCCGTTGTTCTTTATTATTACCACGGCCGGTACGGATAAGCAGAGCATCTGTTATGAATTACACACCAAAGCCCTGGACATCAAGAACGGTCGTAAGAAGGATGCAACCTTCTACCCGGTCGTGTATGGTTTGGCAGAGGGCGATGACTGGAATGATGAAGCGAACTGGTATAAGGCCAACCCTTCCCTCGGACACACCATTTCAGTGGAACGAGTACGGGAAGCCTACAAGAACGCTCTGGAAAATCCGGCAGAAGAGAATGTGTTCAAACAGCTCCGCTTGAATATGTGGACGAACTCCACGGTGGTCTGGATTCCAGAGCATATTTACGACCGTGGAAAGCTACCCATTGATGTAGCGGCTCTGGAGGGGCGTGACTGCTATGCGGGACTTGACCTTTCCAGTACCTCGGACATCACAGCCTTTGTTCTGGTCTTTCCACCCCAGACAGAGGATGAGAAGTACATCGTACTTCCGTTTTTCTGGTTGCCGGAGGAAACACTGGAGCTTCGCTGTCGGCGTGACCATGTGCTGTACGATGTCTGGAAACGCCAGGGGTATATCAACACCACCGAGGGCAATGTGATTCACTATGGATTCATCGAGCAGTTCATCATGGATCTGGGTACACACTACCACATCAAGGAGATTGCCTATGACCGATGGAATGCGACCCAGATGGTACAGAATCTTGAGGACGAAGGCTTTCTGATGGTTCCTTTCGGACAGGGCTTTAAGGATATGTCCCCGCCGTCCAAGGAGCTGTACAAGCTGCTGATGGAGGGAAATATCGTTCATGGCGGCAATCCTGTTTTGAAATGGATGGCACAGAATGTGGTCATGCGTCAGGACCCAGCGGGTAACATCAAGCCGGACAAGGAGCGCTCTGTGGAAAAGATCGATGGTATCGTTGCCCTCATCATGGGTCTTGACCGCTGCATCCGAAACGGTGGCACTTCCGGCAGTGTCTATGACGAGCGCGGCATCATCAGTTTTTAGTGAGTGCCGATACCCATTCCAGAAATGGAGTGCGGTTATCCGGCATGGAACGCCCAGGGCCATACCAGTGGTTCGAAACCACGAAAGTCCGACCTTCTGCGGTGATGCGGTTCTGGTAGTAACGCCGCTTATTCCCCGCATGGCAAAGCGACCGCAGTTCTTCATCCGAGCATTCATTTGGAACTTCCAGCAGTACGGGAAAATGACTGATGTGGAATAGGTCGTGGCACACGCCTGAATTGGTCATGGTAGCAAGTGCGGCTGTGTTCAGTTTGCCTGCCTTCTTTAGCTCGTCCAGGCAGGCAAAAGCAAATTCTTTATTGTCCATATCTTCAAAGTTTTTCATCTTGGAATCCTCCGATTTATCGTTTGATTTCATTGTATCAGAAACTTTGCAGTATGTATTTAACCGCCGGAAAATCATATAGCGGCTGCATAACCGACCACGGTTATACATCGTGTCTGACGGTGCATCATCAAATATGATCAAGGAGGGATTGATATGGGTATCCTCAGTGGCCTGTTCCGTTCCAGGGCTGGCCCCACCAACCGAACCAGCGGAAGTGCGTACAGCTTCTTCCTGGGAACAGCAACTTCTGGTAAGAGAGTCAATGAACGCTCTGCCATGCAAATGACAGCGGTGTATTCCTGTGTCCGTATTTTATCGGAAGCAGTAGCAAGCCTGCCTGTTCATATCTACAAATACAACGACAGCGGTGGTAAAGAGAAAGCGCTTGACCATCCGCTGTATTTTTTACTCCATGATGAGCCAAACCCAGAAATGACATCTTTTGCGTTCCGGGAAACGCTTATGACGCACTTGCTTCTCTGGGGCAACGCATACGCACAGATCATCCGCAACGGCAAGAATGAGATCATCGGTCTATACCCGCTGATGCCTGACCGAATGACGGTTGACCGAGATGAGAACGGTAAGCTCTACTACGAGTACCAGCTTAGTTCCGATGATGCCCATACCATGAAAGGCAGCACGGTCGTTCTTCAGCCAAAGGATGTCCTTCACATTCCTGGTCTGGGGTTTGATGGTCTGGTTGGATACAGCCCGATTGCAATGGCGAAGAACGCTATCGGTCTTGCCATCGCTGCAGAGGAATATGGCAGCAAGTTCTACGCCAATGGTGCTGCCCCCAGCGGTGTATTGGAACATCCGGGTGTGCTGAAAGACCCTGGCAAGGTACGAGAGAGCTGGAATGCGACCTTCGGCGGCAGTGCCAATTCTAACAAGGTGGCGGTGCTGGAGGAAGGCATGAAATACACGCCTATTTCCATCTCGCCCAACGAAGCACAGTTCCTCGAAACCCGAAAATTTCAGATCAATGAGATAGCTCGAATTTTCCGAGTGCCGCCGCACATGGTCGGTGACCTGGAAAAGTCGAGCTTTTCTAATATTGAGCAGCAGTCGCTGGAGTTCGTGAAATACACACTGGACCCCTGGGTTTCCCGATGGGAGCAGAACATGATGCGTTCTCTGTTGACTGCAGAAGAGAAGTCCACCTACTTTATCAAGTTCAATGTGGATGGTCTGCTCCGTGGCGATTACCAGAGCCGTATGAACGGCTACGCCATCGGTCGACAGAACGGCTGGATGTCTGCAAACGACATCCGTGAACTTGAAAATCTCGACCGCATCCCCGCCGAACTCGGTGGTGATTTGTACCTTATCAACGGCAACATGACCAAGCTGGAGGATGCGGGTATCTTCGCAGCGAACGGAAAGGAGGAAAATTCCGATGAAAACGAAGAAGTTCTGGAACTGGACGAACCAGGAACAGACGGAAACAGCTCCGGCACAGAGGATTCTGACTCTGAACGGAACCATCGCAGAGGAAAGTTGGTTTGATGATGATGTCACGCCCCAGCTTTTCAAGGACGATCTCATGGCCGGTACAGGCGATGTTACCGTCTGGATCAACAGCCCCGGCGGTGACTGTATTGCCGCAGCACAGATCTACACCATGCTCAAGGAGTATCCGGGCAAGGTTACAGTGAAGATCGATGGCATGGCGGCATCTGCCGCATCCGTTGTGGCAATGGCTGGTGACTCGGTTCTCATGTCCCCGGTATCCATGATGATGATCCACAATCCGGCAACGGGTGCATGGGGTGACTACACCGCTATGGAGCAGGCCATTGCCATGCTGGACGAGGTGAAGGAGTCCATCCTCAACGCCTATGTTATCAAAAGCGGTCAGTCCCGTGCCAAGCTGTCCCATCTCATGGATGCGGAAACCTGGATGAATGCCAATAAAGCCGTAGAGCTTGGGCTTGCAGATGGCATCCTGGGTCAGAGTGATACGGAACCCACGGATGATAAAGCCGTGGAAGTCCCGGTTACATCTGTCTTGTTTTCCAGTAAGAGCGTAGAAAATGCTCTTATGAACAAGATGGCTGTGAAGTACGGCAAGCCCAAGACTGCCGCTGAACAAGCGCACATTCCCAATCCGAAGGACGCTCCCGAAGATGATGGTGTATCTACCACCGATCTCCGAGAGCGTCTTACTGTTTACGAAAAAATGATTTAATGGAGGTATTCAAAATGACTATTTCTGAAATGCTGAAAAACCGTGCTGACCTGCTGGGTCAGATGCGCCAGTTCCTGGACACCCACGAGGACAAGCAGAGCAAGCTGTCTGCAGAGGATCACACCACCTATCAGAACATGGAGGCAGAGTTCGATTCTCTGACCGAAGCCATCAACCGCGCCCAGCGTATTGAGCAGCGTGAGGCTGAACTGGCGAAGCCCGTCAATAGCCCCATCACTGGCAAGCCTTATACGGCTGCACCTGCTGGTGAGGAGAAGAAGGGCCGTGCGTCCGATGCCTATAAGCAGGCCATGCTCACCGCTATGCGTACCAACTTCCGCCAGGTATCTAACCTTCTGCAGGAAGGCGTGGATGCAGATGGTGGTTATCTGGTTCCCGAAGAGTATGACCGCCGTCTGATTGATGTGCTGAACGAGGAGAACATCATGCGCGGTCTTGCAACCCACATCACCACCTCCGGCCAGCACAAGATCAACATTGCCGCCACCAAGCCTGCCGCTGCATGGATTGAGGAAGGCGGTGCGCTGACCTTCGGTGATGCCACCTTCGACCAGACCTTCCTGGATGCGTTCAAGCTGCACGTTGCCATCAAGGTTACGGAGGAACTGCTCTACGACAATGCGTTCAATCTTGAAAGCTATATCATCACCGAGTTCGGCAAGGCTCTGGCCAATGCGGAAGAGGATGCATTCCTCAACGGTGACGGTACCGGCAAGCCGACTGGCATCTTCGATGCGACCAAGGGCGGTCATCTGTTCAAGACTCTGACCGCTACTATCAAGTCCGATGATATGCTCGACCTTGCTTACGGTCTGAAGCGTCCTTACCGCAAGAACGCATCCTTCATCATGAACGATGCAACCCTTGCCCAGCTCCGCAAGCTGAAGGACAACAACGGTGCGTATATCTGGCAGCCGTCTTATCAGCAGGGTGAGCCTGACCGTCTGCTCGGCTACAGCGTCCGCACCTCTGCCTATGCCCCGACCGATGCCATCGCCTTTGGTGATTACAAGTATTACAACATCGGTGACCGTGGCACCCGTTCCTTCAAGCAGCTCAATGAGCTGTTCGCTGGCAACGGTATGATTGGCTTTGTTGCTAAGGAGCGCGTGGACGGTAAGCTGATCCTGCCGGAAGCTGTGCAGGTCATGAAGCTGTCTGAAAAATGATCCTCTGGGGTGGTGTCTTGTGGCATCACCCCTACATTTATGGAGAGGCGGTGATTTATGTGGTTTCATTGAAGGATGCGAAACAATACCTCCGGGTTGATTACAATGACGATGACAAGCTGATAGAGAGCATCTTAACCGCCGCAAAAAAGCTGTGCATGGATGTACTGATGACATCGGATATTGCCGTACTGAATAACTCTGCCCTTGGTGATGTAGCAATCCTATATGCAACCGCCTATTTGTACGAACACCGAGAAGAAGCAGACTATCACGATTTGGCACTTACGCTTCGGGGCTTGTTAGGTGGAAGCCGAAAGGAGGTCTTCTGATGGAGATTTCCAAGATGCGTTCCCGTATCACTATTCAGAAAAATATCGTAGAAACGGATGCCATTGGCAATCATACGGCAGTCTGGAAAGAGTACTATTCCTGTTATGCCTATGCGAATCTTGCCACTGGTAAGACAGCCGGACAGGAGCAGGAAGTTGCAGGACAGACCGTAGCTTCGGATAGCTATACTTTCATGGTGCGTTATTGTGCGGCGCTCAAGGATATAGACAGCGATCATTACCGTATTCTGTTTGAGGGCGGTATTTACAACATTACACTTGTGGATGATTTTCAGTTCCGGCACGAAACGCTGAAGCTGACTGCCACCAAGGTTCGGAGGTGATGGAATGGGTAGGAATGTTCCTGTTGACGGTCTGGCAGATGCTATCGTGGAAGGTCTGGAGGAATATGCAGACCTTGCTACTGACACGATGAAGAAAGCCGTGCGGCACTCTGCCAAGACCGTAAAAGATGAAATCGAAGCCCATGCTCCGAAAGACACCGGGGCCTACAGCAAGAGTTGGCGGGCATCAAAGCAGACGGAAACCTCCACTAAGCTGGAGATGACCGTTCATTCTGCCAATCGCTATCAGATTGCCCATCTGCTGGAACACGGTCATGCCAAGCGTGGCGGTGGTCGGGTTGCCGCAAGGCCACATATCGCCGCTGCCGAAGAAAAAGGCATCCGTGACCTGGAAGATAGGATTAAGGAGGGATTGTCTGGATGAGTCATGAAGAAGTAGTAGCAATGGTCACTGAGATGGGTCTTCCCCATGCGTATGACCATTTTGCCGAGGGAGAGTCACCAGACCCTCCTTTTTTGATTTTTCTGTATCCGGGTTCGGATAACTTTGCCGCAGATGGCATCGTGTACTTTGCTATTTCCCAGCTGAATCTGGAGCTATACACGGATAAGAAAGATCCGCAACTGGAAGCCCGTATCGAGGCGGTGCTTTCTAAACATGAACTGTTTTACAACAAGACCGAAGTATGGATTGCCAGTGAGGGTCTGTACGAGGTGCTTTATGAATTGGAGGTTTAACTATGCCTGATAAGAACAATAAGGTCAAATTCAACCTTAAAAATGCACACTACGCCCTGCTGACGATTGCAGAGGACGGAACAGTGTCTTACGCTGCACCGACCCCGATGCCCGGTTCCGTATCCATTTCTCTGGATGCAAATGGCGAGCCGGAGAACTTCTATGCAGACGGTGTGGCCTACTATGTCATCAATAACAACATGGGTTATGACGGCGATCTGGAGCTTGCCATGATCCCGGAGAGTTTTCGGACGGATGTTCTGAAGGAAAAGCTGGATGCCAAGGGTGTCCTCATCGAGAACTCTGAGGTCGAGCTGGCATCCTTCGCCCTGCTTTTCGAGTTCGATGGTGACCAGAAACACATCCGCCATGTGCTGTATAACTGCTCTGCATCCCGTCCGGGCATTGAGGGCAAGACCAATGAGGACAGCAAGGAAGTCCAGACGGAAACGCTGACTATCAAGGCCACGCCGCTGGCGAACGGTATGGTCAAGGCCAAGACTGGCAACACCACGGATGCCACGGTCTACAATGACTGGTACAAATCTGTGTATATGCCGACTGCCGAGGCACAGGCCGCAGTTCAGTCTGCAGCTAAGTCTGCTTCTACGAAGTCCGGCTCTTAAGTGAAGGAGGTAAAGGATCATGGGAATGACGAAGAAAATCAATATTGATGGCAAGGATGTGATGTTTAAGGCGAGTGCGGCGATTCCCCGTATTTATCGTCTGAAATTCCATCGTGATATTTACAAAGACCTCCGTGATTTGGAGAAGGCTGTGGATTCCTCCAGCGAGGAGCAGTCCAGCCTTGACCTTTTCTCTCTGGAGATGTTCGAGAACATTGCTTTTGTTATGGCGAAACACGCAGACCCCACGGCTGTGCCGGACTCCCCGGAAGATTGGCTGGACGAGTTTAACACCTTCTCCATCTACCAAGTCTTGCCTGAGATCATCGAACTTTGGGGTCTGAATGTGCAGTCTGAGGTCGAGTCTAAAAAAAACTTCGCAAAAGTGAGCGCGAAATGACAACGCCGCTGTTTCTTTTGCGGTGTGTACAGCTTGGCATCTCTATCCGTGACCTGGACCTGCTTTCGATAGGTCTGGTGAATGATATGTATGCCGAGAGCAGCAATGACGATTACAAATATCCGCAGCTTGCCAGCCAGGAGGATATGGACAGATTCTAAGGAGGTGACCTTGCGTGGCAAACCGTATCAAAGGCATCACGGTTGAGATCAACGGTGATACTACCGGGCTTACCAAGGCCCTCGCAAATGTAAACAAAGAAATCAAGTCCACGCAGTCCCAGCTTAAGGATGTAGAGAAACTTCTGAAACTGGACCCTGGCAATACAGAACTGTTAGCCCAGAAGCATAAGCTGCTCGGACAAGCTGTGGAGGAAACGAAGAATAAACTCCAGACTCTGAAAACCGCTCAGGAACAGGCAAACGAAGCTCTAAAGAACGGTACGATCACCCAGGAACAGTATGATGGACTCCAGCGTGAGATCGTGGAAACCGAGCAGGAGCTGAAACGCCTGGAAGAACAGGCAAATCAATCTGCGACTGCCCTGCAGAAGATTTCTGCCACGGGTGAAAAGCTACAGACGGTAGGTTCCAACATCGAATCTGCCGGAAAGAAGCTCCTCCCCGTCACGGGTGCCGTTACCGCCCTTGGTACAGCGGCAGTAAAGACCGCCGCTGACTTCGACAGTGCCATGAGCCAAGTGGCGGCGGTGTCTGGGGCTACGGGTTCCGATCTGGAAGCTCTGCGGGATAAAGCCAGAGAGATGGGTGCCAAGACGAAGTTCTCCGCATCCGAAGCCGCCGAAGCAATGAATTACATGGCGATGGCCGGCTGGAAAACTGGTGATATGCTGGATGGCATCGAAGGCATTATGAACCTTGCCGCAGCGTCCGGCGAGGACTTGGCAACCACATCTGATATCGTTACTGACGCACTTACCGCCCTGGGTCTGTCTGCCGCAGACTCAGGGCATTTTGCTGATATTCTTGCAGCAGCGTCTTCCAATGCGAATACGAACGTTAGCATGATGGGCGAAACTTTCAAGTATTGTGCGCCTGTTGCGGGTGCGTTGGGATTCACTGCCGAGGACACAGCGGAAGCCATCGGCTTGATGGCGAATGCGGGTATCAAGTCCTCCCAGGCTGGTACTGCCATGCGTACCATGCTGACAAACCTCACTGGCGAGGTCAAATTCTCTGGTGCTGCCTTTGGCGAGATGACGGTTCAGACCACCAATGCGGATGGTAGCATGAGAAGCCTTGGAGATATTTTGGCGGATTGCCGAGTAGCATTTTCCCAGATGTCCGAATCCGAGCGTTCTGCAAATGCGGAAGCTCTGGTAGGCAAAAATGCGATGTCCGGCTTCCTTGCCGTGATGAATGCCGCACCAAGCGATATTGAAAAGCTGAACAGTGCCATCACCAACTGTGACGGTACCGCAGAAAAGATGGCTACTACCATGCAGGACAACCTGGAGGGTCAGCTCACCATCTTAAAATCGCAACTTGAGGAGCTTGCCATTTCTTTTGGTGAGTTGCTCATGCCTGCGATCCGCACGATTGTCGGTTGGATTCAGAAGTTCGTGAATTGGCTGAACAGTATGGGCGAAGGCACAAAGAAGGTCGTAATGACCGTGGCGCTGCTTGCAGCGGCATTGGGACCTGTGCTGATAGTGATTGGTAAGGTGGTCAGTGCCATCGGTACGATTATGACCATCGTACCTAAGATTGCCGGAGCCATCAATGTGGTAAAGGGAGCCTTTGCCGCCCTGAATGTGACCATGCTGGCAAACCCCATCACCCTTATTATTGCAGCGATTGCCGCCCTGGTTGCAGCTTTCATTTATCTCTGGAATAACTGCGAGGGGTTCCGGCAGTTCTGGATCAATTTGTGGGAGGGCATCAAACAGGCGGTCACCACGGCTTGGAATGCCATCACCTCGTTTCTGTCTACGGCATGGGAGTCCATCCTTGGTATCGCCCAGACGGTATGGGGTGCGATCTCTGGATTTTTCACTACTCTGTGGGAAGGCATCACAGGTGTGTTCACGGCAGCGTGGACGAGTATCAGCGGTGTGATGACCACTATCTGGAATACGATCACTTCTGTATGGCAGAGCATCTATGATACGATTTCTCCGCTACTGGAGGCGTTTCGGTATTTGTTCGAGACCATATTTGAAGCCATCCGTATTCTAATCGAGCGGGCTTTCACGGCTGTGTCCCAGAAGATACAGGAAATTTGGAATGCCATCGTTGCTTTTCTTACCCCTGTGCTGGAGGGCATCAAGAATGTATTCCAGACCATCTGGACAGCAATTCAGTCCGTGGTTACCACGGTTCTGACAGCTATCCAGGGTGTAGTCACGACTGTGTGGAATGCCATTAAAAATGCGGTCACCACAGTGATGAACGCCATCAAGGGCGTAGTGTCCTCGGCTTGGAACAGCATTAAATCCATGATTTCCTCTGTGATGAACACGATCAAGTCGGTCATCACGAGCATTTGGAACAATGTGAAATCCGCCATCGGCAGTATCATAGGTCAGATCTACACGGTCATTCATTCCGGCTTTGAGAAAGCGGTCGGCTATGTGAAGGGGCTTGCATCCCAGGCGTTCAACTGGGGCAAAGACCTGGTCATGGGCATCGTCAACGGTATTAAGTCCTGCATCAGTGCAGTTACCGATGCCGTGACAGGGGTAGCAAATAAGATTCGTTCCGTTCTGCATTTCTCGGTCCCGGACGAAGGACCTTTGACGGATTATGAGAGCTGGATGCCGGACTTTATGACTGGTCTGGCGAAAGGCATCGAAAAGAGCCGTGGTCTGGTACAGAAAGCTGTATCTGGCGTTGCGGCCGATATGGTCATAAGCCCCCAAGTGTCTGCAATGCAGATGGCTGGCGGCAACAGCACCAATGGCGGTGTGTCTGATGGAGCTGTGTCCAGTCTGCTTTCTGGTATCCGTGAGATGTTGGACGGCATAGGTAGCCAGAACACAGGTACGATTTCTATTCCAGTCTATCTGGGAAACACCCTGCTGGACGAAGTCATCGTGGATGCACAGAAACGGATGAGCCTTCGTTCCGGCGGTAGATAAGGAGGTGTGCGCCGATGGCATTTATTCAATATCTTGTTTTTGACGGAGAGAATCTTCCTTTACCGACATCCTACGATGTAGCGATGGACGATGTGGAGGCAGATTCCTCCGGCGAAACAGAAGCTGGGACTACCCAGCGGGATGTGGTGCGTTCCGGCGTTCACACCATATCCGTTGATTTTTCTGTAACTCCACGGTGGCTGAAGAAGCTGACGATGTATAAACAGAAAGCAAAGATCAGCGTCCGATTTTTTGATACGGAAACGCTGGAGCAGAAAGAAGCCGAGATGTATATCGCGGGATATAAGGCAAAGCTGGAAAAGGACACCTCCTACAAAGGACTGTGGAAGGTATCCTTTACGCTGAATGAGTTCTAAGAAAGGGGTGTTTTGATGTATCCAGTCAGCGATAAATTCATGGAAGCGGTGCAGAAAAACACCCGTACATTTTACTGGACGGGCAGTATCGTTACGAAGAATCACCAGACCTATCCATTTGGGAATGAAGACATTGTGAAAGGCTCCGGCTACATTACCCGGCAGTGCTGCGGAAGTACGGAGATTGAGTTGGGTACGGTGTATGCGTCTGAAATGGGTATCAGCCTATATTCGGATGTTGACCGTTATACTCTGGACGGAGCAGAGATTCGGCTATCATTCCATCTGGTGTATGAGGATGGCTCGGAGGAAGAAGTTCCTATGGGCGTATTTGAGGTCAGCGAAGCAAACCGAGCTATCCGCTGCCTGGAACTGAAAGCCTATGATTATATGCTCCGATTCGACAAGACCTTAAAGCTGAATGCGTCCAGTGGTACGGCATACAATTTCCTTGCTTCTGCCTGCAACGACTGTAAGGTGGAGCTGGCACACAGCCGTGAGGAAATCGAGCAGATGCCAAACGGCAAGGAAGTGCTGGGCATCTATTCGGATAATGACATAGAAACTTACCGTGATCTGCTATATTACACGGCCCAGGTGTTGGGATGTTTTTGCCGAATTGACAGAGAAGGGCGGCTGGAACTTGTTTCTTATGGCACCACTCCTGTGATGGATATTCCTACGACTCAGCGGTTCGATAGTTCCTATTCAGATTTTGTTACCCGGTACACGGCGGTATCCTCCACCAACATGAGAACAGAAACCGCTGAATACTATGCTCTGGATGTAGACGATGGATTAACACTGAATCTTGGAGTGAATCCGCTTTTACAATTTGGTCTGAAGACCACGAGAGAACGCATTCTCAGAAATATTCTGGATCGGATTGTGGTAGTTGACTATGTACCCTTCGATTCTACTACCATTGGCAACCCAGCTCTGGACCCCGGTGACATTTTGACCTTTTCTGGTGGTCATGCAGATGAGAGTAAGATTTCTTGCATTACAGGTGTTACCTACAAAGTGAACGGCAAGCACAGCCTAAAGTGTGTTGGTAAAAATCCAAAGCTCTCCAGTGCTAAAAGTCGGAATGAGAAGAACATCTCTGGTCTGCTCAATACGGTAGAAGCCGGAAAAATTGTAGTGTACAACTTTACAAACGTTTCACCCTTCAAAATCGGCACGTCCCCGACAGAAGTTCTTTCCATCACATTCACTTCAAAGGAAGAAACAACTGCACAGTTCTTAGCGGAGCTTTTGCTGGAGGTCACTGCCGATGAAGTGGAAAAGAAGATCACTGGTACAGCACAGTATGAGGATGCGGCAACAGAAGATGGCGTGACTGATACCCCAGTAAAAAAGCCAGTGACCTACTCTTTTACGGAAAAGGGGCAGGCGGAGCTGACGGTCATTTACAAGATGAACCTGGAAGAAGTTGAGAACTTCAAACCCACCAAGACTTGTATTGATGGAAAGCACATTTTGACTCTATTCCTTCCCATTACCCAGGTCGTTGCAAATAGTGAGAACACGCTTTCTGTATATCTAAAAATGACAGGCGGCACCTTGAATATTGGTGAAGCACAGATTCGTGCTACCATCAGTGGTCAAGGCCTGGTTGCTGGCATCGGTGACTGGAATGGTCGTATCAGTATCACGGAAAACATCGACCGTATTGGCATCGGACAGGTTGGTCTGGTTGCAGACCCGATTAAAAGCGATGTTGTTTCCATTCTTTATCCGGCACAGAGCCGTTCTGCTATTAAACAGTCCATTGCACGGATTGCTTTTGGCGATGGTGACTTTGGCTATGATCTGCTGAACGAGCGTCTAACTGTCATGGAAGTTATCAAGACTTTCACAGTCGATGAAAACTTCCCGCCGCAATACAACAGGACGATGGTAGAGCTGAATGAAAAGAACGCCTTTTGCATGGTTTCTGATTATACCTTTGTTTCCGCAGCAGAGACTATTAACCGAGGAATGCTTCAGCATCTGGCGGTAAACACAGAGCAGTTCGAAAGAGTGGAAAAACTGGAGGTGGCAAAGTGCTGATAGAGGAAAACAAATATTTGTGGAGCAAGGGGCTACCGGGGGACATCGAGCTTTCGGAAAGCCCTTTTTCCTATGCTCCAGAACAGGCATTACGGATATACCGTTTTGAGGGTAATGGTGAAATCACGATTTTTGCAGATGAAGAAATGACCGAGGAGGTCTACCAGGGCAGTCTACCTTATGAGCCGACTGAACCGATTCCCTGCAATGGATTGACTTTCACTTTTGCTACACCAGTGACTGTGCATTTGGTTGCGGAAACAGGCATCCTGAAAACGGTTCTGATCCCATATCTCAATACCACCGAGGGCATGGAAGTTATCCATGATGGCTACAACGATGACAGCACCTATACAACTACAGGACTTGCAGATTTCAAATTAAACGGGAATCTGGCATCAACGCTTTACCTCTCCAGTAACCACTGGATTGGCTTGGGGTCAAATTCCGAGCAGTTGAAGATCCTCCGAAGGGATGGTTGCTCCACAGCAATGTATCGCCAGACAGGAGAAACCACCAATGGTCTGCAATTTCTGAAATACCGCTTTGAGGGCTATACCGTTTATCGTGACCGGGTCGAAGCCAATCGGCTCATTTACGAGTTACTGTTGCTCTCCAATAACGATATGTTCCTCAATGTTATCCAGTCACCGACCAATGCCGGGAATTTGGGTTATTCCGAGCTGGTATGCAACGGAAAGACCATTCCGCTGACCCTGGCTGATGGTAGCGGTAGTGGTACACAGGTAAGTTTTTATCATCAAGATACGGAGGGTAAGGAATGGAGCATCGACTACGCCATGTATGAGGAGAGCGACACGTTTTCTTATGGCTACCTGCTGAAACAGGGCGATACCTTTTATAGTGTAGCGGATGGAGAACTGGTTCCCTGTGAGGTTGATTCCCTTACGGCGGCGATGTTCCTTAAGTATGGATTTGAGGAATTACCATCTTCCAGAGTGCTGACTCCGCTGGTAAATCCAGAGATGTATCTGTGGAAAGCTGGTGGCAGTGAGGAGCTGCTGAAAATGACTGCCAAAGCCTATCCCTATCCACAGACACTGGAAGCAGTAGCGGATATGAGTCATATTTCCATTATCGGTATCAAGCTGCTGACAGCGGAATATTCAGGCATGGTCGGTGTCTGCATTTCTTTGGATGACGGTGGGAGTTATTCAGAAGAAGTTCAGCTTGGTGATTGGCTGAACACCGATGTAGAGGAGCTATGGAACAGCCTGCCGGAGAGCAAACGAATCTACTTCCGATTTATTCTCCACGACAATGCGGCTCTGTCACGGTTCAAGATCACCTATATCAATTAAGGAGGGCGTGAGATGCTTAAAGGAACAATGAAAATCGAGATGACAGATGTGAATACCGGCCAGGTGGAAACGGTGCTGGAGCAGAACATGGTGACCAACGCCCTGGCAAATATCTTCAAGCCGCTGGGGTTGGTAAAAGACCCTGGTAGGATGTATGACGGCTTTGCCCCATATTATCAGAAACTGCTGGGCGGACTGCTCCTGTTCGATAACACCATCGAGGAAAATACGGATGAGCTTTATCCACCTGCAAATGCCGGGCTGGTGGGTTGTGCAGTCTATGGGCAGCAGAACAATACCACGGGCAAAGTTCGTGGTAGTTTCAACCAGACGGAGAGCGAACTGAACTTGACCGACCGCTATATGAAGTATGTGTATGATTTCCAGACCTCTCAGGCAAACGGAACGATTGCGTGTGTCTGCCTGACTCATGTCAATGGCGGATACACTGCCTATGGCAGTACAGATGCGGTGTTTACTTCCGACCATCCTCCATTTGTGATTTTGGATGGTGGTAATTTGCAGTATGTGTACACCGATTATACTGGAGCGAAAACTGGTGATAAATACACGGGATTTACTGTTGGCACGACCGAACTTCTTTTTGTCATCGATATTGATACTGATGCCGCCTATTACTTTCGGGTTGATAGTGGTACGAAGTTGACGATTACCAAGCGGAGAGCCTATCTGAAAACAGTGTCTGTTCTGGAAAATCCGAGGTATAAGAAACCGTTGGTGGAAGAGTGGACACTTGATGAGGGCATCGATGTGACTGGTCGTAATGCTTATAATTTTGACCCAGCTACCAACGCACTATATGTATGTAGCGCTGCAAATTATCAGACAAAGCCAGGTGAAACCTTTAATATTGTAAAGATTGATTTTGGCTCATGGAAAGTTACCAGTTACGTGATGACTAATACTACTGATGTGACCCTTTATACAGAAGGTTTGCGATATGCCTATGTTCATGATGGTTTTGTGTATGTGAAAGGCTACAACAGTCCGTATCATGTTTACAAATTCGAGCTGACCAATCCAGCCAATGTGGTGCAGATGAAAGAAAACGGAATGACGGACATTCCGGGTCTACCGGAGTTAGCGGTCAATGGTCGCATTTACTACGATGACAATGGAAACGACCTCTATGTAGGAAACAGTGCCACAAACGAGTTCCTGAAAACGGAAAGTAACCGTTTGTACAGTAGCAACCGCCATTATTGCTACACCCCAGTGTTGAGAAATCCGATGGTGTACTTTATTAGCTGTGGTAATTATACCACGGTCGGCTTTGGAATTTTGTCAAATTACCTCGCAACCATCAACAACCTGTCGGAGCCCGTCACGAAAACAGCGGACAAGACCATGAAGGTCACTTATATCATTCAAGAGCAGTAAACGGAAACTTGCATCTCTTCGGAGGTGCTTTTTTTACACCAAATTTTAAGGAGGACAAACACCATGAAAGAATTCTGGAACACGATTCAGCTTATTTTCACTGCCATTGGAGGGTGGCTCGGCTACTTTCTCGGTGGCTGCGATGGCCTGCTTTATGCCCTCGTTGCCTTTGTAGTCATCGACTACATCACGGGTGTGATGTGTGCCATCAACGACAAGACCCTCTCCAGTGAAGTGGGGTTCCGAGGCATCTGCCGTAAGGTACTGATTTTCCTGCTGGTCGGGATTGCAAATATCCTTGATGTGCAGGTCATCGGGACCGGCAGTGTCCTGCGAACCGCAGTCATTTTCTTCTACATCTCCAATGAGGGCGTGAGCCTTCTGGAGAATGCGGCGCACCTTGGTCTGCCTGTGCCGGAAAAGATCAAGACCGTTTTAGAGCAACTCCATGATCGCTCGGAAAGTGAGGATGAATAATATGGCGTACACGAACAGTTCCCTGGTATCCTATACCAAACTCAGCCCGAACCATTCTGGTCAGAGAACCCATTCCATCGACCGCATCACGCCACATTGCGTGGTGGGCCAGCTCTCCTGCGAGAGCATCTGCGATTGCTTCACCAGTCCGTCCAGGCAGGCAAGCTGTAACTACGGCATCGGCAAGGACGGTCGGGTTTCCCTCTGCGTGGAAGAGAAGAACCGTAGCTGGTGTTCTTCAAGTGCCGCCAATGACCAGAGAGCCATCACCATCGAATGCGCCAGCGATATGTCTGAGCCGTATGCGATGAATACTGCAGTGTACGAATCCCTGGTTAAGCTCTGCACCGATGTCTGCAAGCGGAATGGTAAGAAGAAACTGCTCTGGCTTGGGGACAAGAATACTACCCTGAACTACAAGCCGAAAGCCGATGAGATGGTGCTGACGGTCCACCGCTGGTTTGCAAATAAAAGCTGTCCAGGCAACTGGCTCTATGCAAGGCTTGGTGATCTGGCAGCGAGGGTCACTGCAAATCTCGGCGGCAGTCAGCAGTCCATCCCATCTGTTCCAGCAGCCGGCAAAGTGCCGTATAAGGTTCGGGTCAAGATTCCCGACCTCAATATCCGCAAGGGTCCTGGTACGAACTATGCCAAGTGGTACAAGTTCACTGGGGCTGGGGTGTTTACAATTGTTGACGAAGCGACCGGCCTTGGTGCTACCAAGTGGGGGCTTCTGAAGTCCTATGCGGACAAGCGTAACGGTTGGATTTCTCTCGATTACGCAACCAAGCTGTAAGGTTTTGCCCGGTGGCATGAGCTGCCGGGCTTCCTTTTTTACACACAAAAATTCACCGAAAAATAGCACGGCTATTGCTTGACTAATCGGCGGCGTAGAGTGATATATAGACTACCACAAATGGAAGGAGGAACAGAGCATGAGAATCAAAGTAATCAAGCCCACGAAGGCAGTACACCAGCAGAAGAAAAAGGTCTGTGCCTATGTGCGAGTATCTACGGATAGTCTTCAGCAGGAAGACTCCCTGGAAAATCAGACCACCTATTTCAAAAGCTTTATTACCGCCAATCCAGAATGGGAGTTCGTTGGCATCTACTCTGACCAGGGAATTTCTGGCTATAAGGAAAACCGCCCCGGATTTCAGAAGATGATAGAGGATGCCAGGGCTGGCAATATAGATTTAATCGTAGTAAAAAGCATATCCCGATTCGCAAGAAATACCGAAACCGTGCTCAAGTTCACCAGAGAACTGAAAAGCATAGGTGTCGGTATTTTTTTTGAACTTCAGAACATCAACACGCTGTCCGGCGCGGGTGAGTTGATGTTGACCATCCTTGCAGCATTTGCCCAGGCCGAGAGTGAAGGCGCATCCGCTAATGCGAAGATGACCTATAAGCGAAAATTTGAAAGTGGAATTCCTGCCCACGGTTTGGAAAGCACCTTCGGATACAAAGCCAATGCCCAGGGTGACATCGTAGTTGATGAGGAAAAAGCCGCAGTTGTGCGGCAGATGTTCGACTTGGCGGAGCAAGGCATCTGGCCCAGCAAGATTAAGCAATACCTCAATAAAAATGGTGTTCCAGGGTGTGCTGGTGGGGATTGGGATGACACGGCGGTGTTCCGTGTTCTCCACAATGTTTCCTATAAGGGTGATCTGATTTTGCAAAAGACCTATAGGGACAGCCGCCGCAAGCAACGCAAGAATGAAGGACAGGTTGACCAGTGGTACATTGCAGAGAACCACCAACCCATTGTACCGCCTAAACAGTGGGACAAGGTGCAGGAAATTTTGCGGAAACGGAGCGAACATCTGCAAAAGCCAGCCCCTCCAAAGCCGGACAAGCCACGGAGTAGCCGAAATACCTACCCACTTTCCAATCTGATATACTGCCCCATTTGCGGTGAGAAGTTGATTCATAAATGGGGCAAGGGCAAAAACGAATACTGGGCTTGCAAAACAAACCTCAAGGTCGGCAAGGATGCCTGCAAGGGAGTCTGGCTACCTGCAGAAGTGGCAAATGACTGGGGTGAGATTACAGAGCCGATTGTAGCGGTTCAATATGAAGATGAATATGGGATGCGGCGGTTTACCGCTTACCCCAAAGATGAATATGACGCATTCAAAAGAGAGGACTGATTTATATGGCAAGAGAAATCGTACACATTCCTGCACGGCGTGGCATGAGCAATCGAGCTACTGTGACAGACCGAAAAATCCGGGTGGCGGCTTATTGCCGAGTTTCCACCGACCATGAAGAGCAGATCAACAGCTTTGAAAACCAGGTGACCTACTACACCGAATACATCAATCGGAATCCGAACTACGAATTGGCTGACATATATGCTGATGAAGGCATCTCCGGCACCAACACCAGACGCAGAGATGATTTCAACCGCATGATTGCAGACTGCGAAGCCGGAAAAATCGACTTGATCATCACAAAATCCATTAGCCGTTTTGCCCGTAACACTCAGGACTGCCTGAACTACTCCAGAAAGCTGAAAGACCTGGGCATCGGCATCCAGTTTGAAAAGGAAGGCATCAATACGATGGACAGTTCTGGTGAGTTGCTTTTCACCATTCTTTCTTCCTTGGCACAGGACGAGAGCCGTTCCATCTCGGAAAACTGCCAGTGGGGTATCAGATCTCTTTTCAAACAGGGGGTTCTGCATCTGAACACGAACCGTTTTCTGGGCTACGACAAGGACGAGAAAGGCAATCTGGTCATCAATGAGGAACAGGCGGTGATTGTACGCCGGATTTATACGGAGTTCATGAACGGCATCAATCCCGATGTTATCAGCCGCCGCCTTCGGGATGAAGGAGTTCCGGGGTGCATGGGCGAAGCAAAGTGGCAGGCCAGCACGATTTTCGGAATCTTGCGGAATGAGAAATACATGGGCGATGCCATTCTGCAGAAGACTTTCACTTCCGATTACCTTACGAAAAAGACTGTGAAGAACGAAGGTCAACTGGAACAGTACCATGTCAAGGGTGACCATGAAGCCATCATCGACCCAGAGTATTGGGATGCGGTTCAGCTTGAACTGGAAAGACGACAGAATTATATGACAGCCCACAGCCTGCGGACGATGGGGCGTTACACAGATGAGCAGCCCTTTTCCAACCGGGTGTTGTGCGGAGAGTGCGGCAAGGTTTTCTGGCGGCGTACCTGGTACCGCCTGA